CTTTACCGCCTTTTTTAGACCAGCCCCATTTTTGCTTGCCCCATTTTTTAAGACTATTGCTTTTGCTACTCGGTTTTTTACCAGAGTATTTACCACCCATGTCTTTGTAGTATTTTACTGCAAGCTGCATGGCACGGGCGCTGTGCTTGCCGCCCATTTTAGCCTTTGCTCTAGCTTTTGCTCGTGCCCATTTAGCCGGGTCGCGTTTAGTAGCGGTAGCCATTGCTATTAACTACCTACTTTTTTTTGCGCTGCTTTATGAGCCTCGGTAAAAGTTTTGCCTTGCATCATAGCTTTTTTCATTTCGTCCATGTGTTTTCTTGTATGATGCTTAGAGTGTTTTTTTAATGTAGCTATTTGTCTTTTAGTTAGTTTTGCTTTTAATTTTCTCAATTAATTACCGCTTACTTTTCTTCGGGTTGAGAAACTGGTTGCGATTGCTGCCGGTAGTGTATTTACCGCCGTACCTTGGTGTTTTTGCTAGGCGCGTTTGTGCTGACGCTAGTTCTTTCCTTGACGATAGAATGTTTTGCGCCTCACTCATTTGGCGTCTTTGCGTTGGTGACATTCTTTTTGATCGTGACGTAGCGCTTGCGCGTTTTCCGACTTGTTTTGCCCTAGATTCACTAGCCCGCTCTATAGTTCCCGCTAACTCTCGCCTAGACTCAGCATAATCACTCCTGCCTCGCCGGTCATCTTTTCTGGCTCTGCTTTTTAATTCTCTGGCTTGTTGTTTCATAGCTTTAGCTTGACGTTTAGCAGTGCGCGTTGATTTTGTTGTGTAGTCTTCACGGGTTGAAGATTCTTTACGAATTTTTTTGTCAGCTTTTACACGAGCCCTAGAAAACCTAACATCAGATTCTGCTTTTTTTCGCGCCGGGCTTTTCTTTAGGCCTTTTACCTTTACCTTTCTGCCTTTAGCAGCTTTTGCAGCAATTTTAGCTACCTTGCCTAGCCTCAAGGCGGGCACTGCTGCCATTGCAGCTTCTGTCGCAAGTTCTTTACCCACTGCCTTTGCAGTTTTCTTAATGTTTTTTTTGCGTTCTTGCTTTTTAAACTTCGCAGCGTTTTTTCGAAACTCTGCACGTCGTTGCGCTGGAGTGCGTTTGCGGGCCATTAGACTTCCTTTCCTATAACGGCGCTAATTTTTGCGTAGTGATTACGCATTTCACCCAGGCCTTCTTTGATTAGACCCTCAGTATCTTGCAGTTCTTTTTCGATAGACTCTAATCGAGTTACCCACTGAAGGCGCTCTTGGTCATATTTGTTGACGACATCCATAAAGCGATCACGGACTTCTGCTTCTCTTCGGTTGCAGTCTTCCATTTGTTCTCTGAGTTGTTTTTGGAAGTTGTCGGTGAGCAAATCTAGTCTTTGGCTCATTTTAAGGTACAGCCAAAAGATTGCTCCAGAGGCTAAGCCTAACGCTCCAAAGTCTGCAACCATTTGTAAGATCTGGGAGGAGTCCATTATTTCATTAGGTTTGCTGTGATGTACGGGCCAAGAACACTCATTACTCCCATAGCAGGAGCAACAATCCAAATTAGCTTATCAAGTTTATTTTCGATTTTTTTTAGTCGAGCGTCAACGCCATCAAGGCGTGTTTGATTACGCACCACTTCAGTTTCTACTGTTTGCATTATCGAGCCCCCTTACGGCGATTCGTTCGTCGAGACACTACTCTCAGATTTCTTCTGCCGTTTCCACCACCTCTGCTCAAGGGTCTTTTGTGGTCAACCTCTCTAGGGTCGCCAACTTTTAGCCCAGACCGGCGCCTGGCAGTATTGCGTTTTGCTCGGTTTTTCTTTTGTTTTCGTTTGCTGTGGTACGTGTCGTATTCACGGCGGTAGTTGCGTTTGCGAGTCATCAGCATTTCCAAGCACGCAGCGATTTATTAATCCTGCTGTTTGGGTCGCGCCGGGTTTTAGCGCTCGTCAGTTTTGCTTTCATGCCCTTCATGCGAGCACAAAAACTTTTACGACGACCTTTGTCTCTTTTGGTTTTTGGGTTTGGAGCCGGTGGTCTAAGTTTACCGCCAGTTGCTCGGTTGTAGCTGGCACGCCCTTTAGCGTTTAAACCACCTCGTGGATTCTTGCCTGCTTTGCGTTGCCAAGCTGGAGACCTTCGTCGCCGCCTCGGTTTCCTAGCCATTACCTTCTCTTCTCTACCACCCGAAGAACTTCTGGAGGCAGTTTATCTTTAAGGGCTTCATCACGAGCGTTCAAGGACGTATCTGCAATTGTCTCGCTTAATTTATTGATCGCCTTGAGTGCAACTTCCAAGCCTTTAGCGTTTGAGTCTTCCCCCATTGCTTTGTCAACGACCTCAAGAAGCATCTTATTGATGTCATTTTGATCAAGCGCTCTGGAGTCTCTGCTCTGAATAGTCTTTAGAATATTGTGCAGGTTTTTCATTAAACCAACCTTTCAACGAGGCGAGTGCATACTCAACTTGATCCTGAGCAGCAAACAAATCCCCATCATAACATAGCTTCGCTAAGTCCTGTAAATCAATGACATCTAAAATATATGCAGCCATAGGCATACTAAAGGCTTCAGAAAGATAAGTAATACACTCTTTCACAAACACTAAATGATCAGGGTAAACAGACCCTGCATCGGTTGTGCCATTAGCTACCGCACCACGAGTATTTGCTAAGTAAACCAGCCGATCAGTTTCAGTTGCCACTGCCTTCTGCGCGTTTTCTAAACGAAGGCTTCTAAGATAAGAAGGAACGGCTTCTTCCCAGGCAACCCTAGAATCCCAGTCATAGCCCATCCTGGTTGCGCCATCAGTCAAACCCCAAACCAGAAAGTCATCCAGCTTATCCATAACAGGCCGAAAAGCCCGCTCACTTGAAGGAACTGTTTTTACCCACAAGTGAATCCGAGCCAACGCACACTCCGGGTGCATACAAGGACCAACACCCCTGAAGATAAAATACTTGTACCCGTGTTTACCACACCGCTGGGTTTTTCTTCCCGGTCCTGGCATTCGCTAGTTCTTCCATTCGATCTTTACGAGGTGGAGTAACTAAACCCTGAATACGCTCCGATGTCACTAACTCAGTAGCGCACCAGTCACACATGCGCCTACGCAAGGTATCCGTATCCCGAACAGCTTCATCACACAAAGGCAACAAAGAACGCCGATCAGAACAACGCACTACACGCAGTTTACCTATTTGGCACACAGGACAACGCAAAATCTACCCAGAAGTCAGACTGTCAGAATGGCAGAGCAACTTAAAGACCCCGCCAATAAAGGGCTG